AAATGCCAGTGCGGCAGTACCAGCCACGGCAAATGCTAGTGCAGCCTTTTTGCCAAATTCTGTCGCCTTGTCACCAAATGATTGGGTTTCCTTGCTTGCGGTATTTAAGCCAGCGACTAAATCTTTGGTTTCAGCAAGGATCGATAATTTGAGGGTTCTTGAACCTGCCATTAATCAAACCTCTTTACTATGGTTGAAAACGCCTGTTCCCACTTTTGAATGATCTCAGGCTGGGCTGATCTTAGCGTTGGATAGATAAACCAGCCGCGCGACCCGCGACCCTCACGACCTGACCAAACTGGAAACTGTTTGTATTTGTTTGATCCAAATTCTGAACCGCCCCAAAGTTGTTGGGTCGTGCCGCCGCCACTTAATTTTTGACCAGCAAAACCAAAACTGATTTCACCAATTTTTGATGACTTGGAAACCTTTGAACCTTCGGCGACTTTGTTATCCAAACGGTTGCGGGTTAGATTACTGGCTGCGCTGACTATCTTGCCACGCACAAAATCAGCCAACGCACTTGACGTTTGCTTGGCTTGGGAAATGGCTTCGTCGTCCATTGCTTTAAATGCCCGCGTAATTGAACGCAATTCGGCTTTGTCATAGGTGATTGCGTCACTTGCCATTGTTGCGCCTCTCCATGATTTCAATAACCGTCAAAATGTCTTCCGCTGATTCAAATTCGCTTGGGGGTAGCCCTGTTGCTAGGGCTACTTCCCAAACGATTCGACTTAGGCTTCCGACTGGGTAACTTTTGGGTTTGCCTCACCAACACTCACGTCAGCAATTGTTTCCGTCCAAACCTCTAGGGTTTTGGTTGGCTTGCCAGCTGCTTCGCGCTTCATTGCATAGTAAGCAAGGAAAACTAGATCGGAAATTCCGATTCGTTCCTGTGCCTGTGCAATTGTGTTGCCTGTGTGCTTTTCCCAACGAACCCACTCAGGGGGAGCAGCAACATAGGTCGCTTGCTCACCGCTGGTGAATTCGATCGTGATTGGTAGTTTCATTTTTCTCCCGATTGTTGATGTTAAAACGCTTCGGCTGGTGTGCCGATAACGGTAAATGAAAGTGACACTGTTTGAGCGTCTGGTGCGCTACCGCCTGCGCTTGGAAACGCTGGCAGAATCTGGAATGTAAATGTCGCCCCGCTAGTTGCGGTCAACACTGTCGTGATTCCTGTGTTTGGTGCTGATTCCGTTGCGTTCCATAAACCTTCGCAAAGTGAACCAGTTGCGCCCCAGTCTGCAAGCATTTCAACGTCAAACGAGAACTGGTCATCAATGTGTCGATAAACTTTTCCGTCTAAAGTTTGGTATGTCTCGATCGTTGGGCTATTTGATAGAACTGCGCTTGTTGCCTGAGCGTCGTAAACATTGCCACCAATAGTGAAGGTTATGTCGCGCCCAGTGATTACCGTTGTTGGCATTTTTACTCCTTAGGTTGTTTGTGTGTAGTAAGTTGAAACGTTGATGTCGGCTACGAGCATTGGTGATTGACCTACTTCAAGCACCGTCGGTTTTTCAACAATTCCGACAACGTATCCTGCGGGCATTGCCGCAAGAATTCCTATGATTAGTTTTTCCAGATTGTCCAGTGAACCTGCGTTGCTATTTGAAGCAACAATTGCAGTGATCGCAAAATTGATCTTGACTTTTGTTTGTGACTTGCCCAGCAAAACCACTTCCATGTAAGGCGAATCAGGTACGACAACGATTGCTGGTGGAATTGGCGATTCGGGGACGCTTGGGTAAATGTTTGCCGCAAGTGCTGAAAACGCGGTGGCTAGGGCTTGGCGGGTTTCTGCGACGGAATTGGCGGGCATTACTGCACCACGGTTTCAACGTCTAGGTATGGCATAAGCAAAGTTGACACGCGGTTTGTAAGGCTGCGACCCATTCGGTACGGCGTGCTTTGAAAATCCACGCCTTCTATCTGTCCGCCCGCTGCAACCCGTGATTGGAAAACTTCAACGCTGACGGCAAGAATTGCCGATTCGATCGGCGCACTGTTGGCATAGATTTCAGCTGCGGAATAGCCTGAAAGTGTTGCCGTCCCGTTTGGAATAATTGCGTTTTTTTCAACGTCTGCGCCTGCATTTGTGTAACTGAATGAATACGGACTATCAACAACCGTAACCGTTTTTGTGCCGTTAAAACCTGCATGACCAATAGCAATGACGACACTTGAACCAACAATAAAATCATGAGGGCGCACTGTCCATAATTTTGCAACGTTGTCTTTTCTTTCGTGATAATCAACACCTGATGAATAAGCAACGAGCATTGGCAAAATCACCGCTTCGGCGGTGTTGATAATTTCGTCTAAATAACTGTCTGGGTAAAGTGAAACGGAAACGCCAAGCACGCTGCGCAGTTGCGCGGTTGACACAATACTTGGCATTTCCGTTCCTTTCGACTGCTGCGCTACGTTCGGGAGTGACCGTAGCGCATGATTAGTGGGGGTTAATTATCAGGTCTTATTGATACCGAATGCGCCTGCACCGATTTTCGTTGCAATTGCACCGTATCCGTAAACTGAAACTGAAACCTGACCTGAAGCAATAACGTCAGCGCGTAGGCGATACGTTGGTGATTCATACCATGTGTATGCAGTTGGGTTGATGATTAGCATTGAATCATCTTTGTCAGTGTCATTTGCTGACGGTACGTTTGCAGTGACGTAAAGATCAAGTCCAGCAACGTTTCCACGAATTGAATCTGGACGAACTGAACCACCCGCGTTTGAAGGTTGTGCAGCCATGTAGATTGGACGACCTGAATCGTTCAATGTCATTAGGTTTGCCCATTGTGAAGTGTTCGCAAGAATGTTGCGCGCAAATCCCTGTGTGTTTGAATAAACTGAAGCAGCACCGCGTGAAACAAAACCAAGCAATTCAGCTGCTGTTGGGTATGTTGTCAGTGTTGTTGCGTCGGCTGTTGCACCGCTTGCAAGTGCAGTGTAAACGGCTAGGTCTGTTGCTTTTGCGTACGCTGCTGACATGTTTGTCAATAACTCATTGAAAAATAGCGGTGAAGTACGGTCAAGCAATTCAACGGAAAATGTCTGTTGTCCTGCGTACTTCTTGACGGATACTGAAAGGAAACTTGAAGCCTGATCAGTTTCTGAAGGTGTGCCTGCTTCGGCAGTTTCTGCCACTGTTGGCATTGTTGTGATCTTTGGAATTTCAAAAGACATGCCAGCGTCAGGCAAGACCCCACGGCTGATCGCGTCCACGGCACTTCTTGTCGTGTTTGCTAGTCCATTGATTACTTCAGTCAACTGACGTGTAGGAACTAAACCTGCGTTGTCTGTTGTGTCATCTGCTGCTGCAACGTACTGACGAGCATTCTCGTCACCCAATGAAGCGCGGATTGTGTTTTCTAGGTACTTAGCGGCGGTGAACTCTAAGCGTGGCTTAGTTGTCCAACCACCGACCGCAGCATTTACGTTTGCGGTTACTGACTGGGCGGCTTCTACCGTTTCGGCGGTTGAAGCGTCTTTGACGGTGTCTTCCACTTCGTCTTCTCCTTCTGTTGGTTGTGCTTCAGGTTCGATTGTCGAATCTGAAATTTCTGTTTCGCCTTCTGTCGCTGCTACTTCTGCAACGCGTGCTGATCGAATGGCAGGTTCTGACGTTAATGCAACACCAGTCATTTCACCTTTCAAAATGCGCACTGTTCCGTCTTTGAGTGTTTCGTATTCGTCAAAATAAACTTCAACGCTGAAACCGTCGCGCAAACCTTCAGCTGCTTCAACCAGTGCGTCATTTCCCGCAGTTGTTTCAGCAATTTTGAATGTCGCGTCAATGCCCTGGTCGCTTGATTGAATTGAAAGTGTTTTGCCAATTCGACGTGTGCGGTCGTGTTCAAGATTAAGCAGCACCGGTGTCGCTTCAATTGAATTTTTCGCAAACTGCACTTTACCAATTGAAGCGTTACCAGTTTCTTCAAATGTGACAATGCGCCCTGTGATTGTGCGACTGTTTGAATCAGCAGCCGTGATTGCAATTGGTGTGATCAGTTTTTTCATAGCAGCATGTCTTCTTCCTCGCGTATTTCTTCGATCGACATTGCGCCGATACGATTCAAAATTTCATAAACTTGTGCGCGCTCATAAG